GAGATGTAGAATCATCAACTTTAGTTGCTGCACCAGTCCAGATTGCTTTGTTGGAAGTTTTGTATACATCAACAAGCATGTCAGCCATGTCTTTGTTCAAAAGTTGTTCAGCCAATGCATCGCCTTGTTGTTTTACAACATCTTGGTCAAACAAGGAGTATTTAATACCGCTTGTAATCGCTTTGATAAACAACGCACGTTCTACACGACCGTAATCTTCATCAGTTACACCACCGAACTTGCCAGAGTCGCCTGTACGTGCGTTTACGAACTTAGCGTTGTGAGCAAGTTTTGTTTGTTCGAAGTAACGAGATGGATGACCTGTTGCCATTACAGATTTGATACGGTCACGGATTGTTACTTGACGATTTAACAAGTCAAGAATTTCAGATTGGAATTTTGGTAATTCCAAGTAGTGAGATTGATTATAGTCCGCAACAGCGGCTGCACTCATAAAAGCTGTTTTTGTTACTGCCATTAGTTTATGTCTCCTGTAATTAATGATTGATTAATAAAAGATACCGACTGATTATTTCATTGCGTTACGAACAACATCAGCAAAAGATTTAGGTGTTTCTTTTTTCTTGCCTGCGTCCATTTTCGCTTTTGTTTCCAAATTAGCAACATCGGAAACCACGGTTTCTTCTGTTTTATTTGCTTCGATTTCAGCATCTTTTGTTTCAACCGCTTTTTCAAGTTCTGCAATTTTAGCATCTTTTTCAGCAATTGCTTCGTCTTTTGCGGAACATTCAGCAGTCAAGCGTTCAACTTCTGCTTTTGCATCTGCCAATTCTTTTGCTTCTGCTTTTTCTTGCTCAGCCTTAGCATTAGCTTCTAATTGAGCCTTGATTGTTTCTTCAATAAGGTTTTGAATTTCTTGTTTTTCCATTAGTTGTTTTCCTTTCGCCTTAGCGGCAATTTCTGCGATATACGTATTTTGATATGCGGCTGCATCTTTAAATAGCATTGCAACCCCAGTAAATTCAACGTCTTTTGCTTCAATGTAGTCGTCATGTTCATTAATATTGAACATTGCTTCCACGGAGAACCCAAGGGAGTCTACTGTTTTCTTAATGAATTCGGCAATATCTGGGAAATCGTTCTTATACATAATGCCTGTGAATTTTAACTCATCACCATCAACCCAGCATTTTTCAACAACGCCAATCTTATTGCGACGGTCGTGAGCCATCATTACTTCATCAGGGAACATCCATGCTTCATAATCGCAGTTGATTCCCATAAGGTTCATTGTTGATGCACTTTTTTCTGCTTCTTCCGATGTCAATAACACAGGTTTGTTAATACCACCAGGTGTGTAGTCAGATGGAGTATTCAAGAACATACATGTGCCAGTAAATCGCATTGCATTGGGATGTGAATTATCTAAAACAACGCTAATTGCACTAGCTTGTAAGGAAACTTTATGCTTATTCATCCGTTTTCTCTCCTTTCTCCGTAGATTTCTCTGTTGTGGTTGAAGGGGTGGTATCTTCATCACCACTTAGAGATGTATTATATTCACTCAAGAGTTTATCTCCTGATGGAATATCGGAAAGACCAATCCCAAGAACACCATTAAGTTCTTGTCTTGCTTCGTTGATTGTGATAATATTTCCGTCAACCAACTTACGAACACGTTCTACCGCATCCGCTTGTTGTGCTTTAGTTGGTGTAAACACAAAACGGAACTCGATTTTGCCACTGTAGCCAAGTCTATCGATTACATACTTGTTGAAAGCACGTTCGAATATCTTCGCCCATGGTTTAATTGTGTATTCCAACATCTCATTGTCTTTTTCAGATGATGTCGAACGGTCATTTGAGATGGCAACCCCAAGTCGTTCTGGTGGAATATTAAAGCATGTAGCAATAATTTGCAACAACAGCTTTTGCCAATTTAAGGATGCTGACTCGTCACCAATTGGAGATACTTGTTTTGCATCCAACGTAGTAGTGCCGACGATTGCAACAGCAGATTGACCTTGTATTTCATTCTCAATATATACTCGAACTTTTTCGATTTCTTCTTGAGATGCCTTATCACCAAGGTTGATTAAGTACTTCGGCATTGCATTAGAAGATATATCGTTTGCATATGCTTGTACCTCTTGTAAGTACATGATATGTCGATATGCTTGTTCTAATGGTGAATAACCGAACTCATCATAAGTTAGTTTCGTTCGTTGTAACATTGCGATTTTGTCACACTTGTACCACTCTTGTACGCCATTAGCTTTTTGCAAGTATCGTGGTTGGTTTAAATCGCCAGTCCAATTCGTTGCGACTTCAATCGTTTGAGCATCAATAGGGAATAAATATAAAGGTCTGTCTCGTTTGACAACTTTTTGTTCGAAAAATGCAATGTCTAAAACGATTAAGTCTTCGAATAATTTTCCCATAAAGTCATAGTAGTCATCGACTGGGTTAGGTTGGTTGATAATGTTTTTAACAAGTCGAATAGCTTTTTTATTTTCATTGCCATCAACGGATACAACCTCCCATGGGAGTGCGAGAACGCCCTCTCTAATCTGATTGATGGCTGACCGAGCAATCGGTGTCCTCGCCATATTACGTAGAGCATCAACACTCAGTTTTATCTCTGTGTTTCTACGAGAGGTGCGACCCCAACGTCCAAACCATGTCTGACTTACGTTTGCAACCGTATCCCGTGTCACGAGGGCACTCATCCATGCTAATATCTTTTGCTTCAAACTCATCGTTTCCAACCTTTCATGAATGATAATGTGTCCATACGTTTCTTCCTAAGTGTACCCATTGCACCAACGTTGATTGTCGAAGAGTTTTCCATGAATTTTGAAATGCATCGTTCCAAACAGTCAGGTGCATCGTCATGGTCTTTCGGAAAGTTCTTAAGTTGGCTTTCAAGCACACGATGATTTTTATTAAATTTGATATACCCTTGTTTAATCTTCGGAGCAAGTGAGCGTATGCGTGTTCCCTTATTGTCGCTCGCAGTAGACCGAACAGACACCCAGTTTACATACAGACCCATATCCAGTGCAGTCTGTTGTAATGTCTTAGAGAAAAACTCTTGGAATACGTTTTCTTCAACGATAAATCCATCAAGTCTTCCATTGTACTTATCTAGGTATAATAGAATGTCATTAATGATTATGTCTGGCGAACGTCTTTCGACATCTGCTTCAAGGACATAAAAATAGTTATCTACGCCACGACCAACCACAAGTATTGCCGAGTAGTCGGACGTACGTGATTTACCCATAGATACATCGACAGCCGCATAAATTTGTTTCATCTTAGGTAGTTGCGTGTCGTCATAATAATTAGCTTTAATCCATGAGTCTTTAATAATGCGACTTTCTTCGGTCATCGGATTGTTTTGATACTCCGAGTTGAAAGCCTCGTCATCTTGCATACGTAAAATCATGAGCTCTTGATACCAGTTATCACGAGATAACCTCATTTTTTCTTCGTATGAACAATCGAGGGATTCAAACAAACCAAAGTTACGACCCTCCCACATTATCTCAACGCCTTCCATCATTTCTTCTCGATGGTCGTTAAAATAATCGGCTGCGTTCTGTGCAGCATCTGGGTCAGATAAGTCATTGAATATCTCTTCCCATACAGCCCATCTTGGACTCTCAGAGAAGGAATATACAGCTTTATAAATAGCACGGTTCCAGTTATTAAACTTCGGTTCCGTTAATACTTTATATAACAATGCTTCGTAATGAAGAACAGAACCAACATACAAGAATACGGTTCTTGGGTTACCAATTGGCATTAATACCTTCATAAACCAATCATATAATTTCTTGCGTTGATTTTCAGTTTCAACCGCTTCGTCATTCTCAAGGTCATCTAATATTACAACTTCTGGTCGAATATTATTGTAACTTGAGCCACGGAGCGACTGTCCGCTTGACTTTGCAAATACTTGTATTTTATTCTTTGTTACAATCTTGTCTGACGCCCAAGTTTTATCACCCTTTAAAAGACCAAAGTCCTTTTTCAGACGTTCATTATCTTCTAGTTCATCTTTTATCGTCTGTATGAATTCTTTGGCTTGTTCAAAGGTATCTGATATAATCAGTATGTTCTTGCGATATCCATACACAATCAACCAAATCGGAAACACAACCGAGATGATACGACTTTTGCCGTGACCTCGTGGTGCAGCTCGAACGAATTTGTTGTGTAGATTGTCAAAGTGTAAAATCATATTCTCTGCATCTTTAAACATCGAGTGATGAAATTCACAAAACGGTGTTGAGAAGATATGAGGAAAATATGTCTTTGCAAAATGTTCTAAATTAGTAGCACTAATATCTTTGTCAGTAGGTGTGTTACCAGTGGGCTCTGTGTTCGCCATGGATGCACCTAAGAGCGAGTCCAAAATGTTTTCAGCCATGAACACACCTCCTGTAGAAATTGCTCTCTATATATAGTATAAAACATTTCGATTTTGTAACACTTTTTAACAGAATTTTTATGAATTTTGTTGGATTTTTGCATAATTTGCCAATAAAATCTTGTTTTCTTTCATATTATTCTTGATTTTTTCGGCTAAAACAGGGTCTTCTTGTTCAACCATACGCATGATTTCTAGTATGATAGCGTTCATTGCTTGGAAAGTGTATATCTTTTCGGCTATATTTTGCATATCTTTAAGAATCGACTGCTTACGTCCAATGTACTTCTCTTGGTCTAACATGAGGTTCTTCATACGGTCATACAAAAGGTCAGACGGTACAGAGCCTTGGATATCTTGACATTGCAAATCATCGATAAACAATTGAATCATCTCAAGTTGTGTCTCAACCAATTCCAAGAGACCTTTTTGTTCATTGTATGTATTAATAACTTCTGTTTCTTGCGTTGGTGATTGCTCTTGTATTAAATTAGTACGACACCAATCGCCTACCATCTTTGGTGTGATTAAGATTGATTGTAGTTCTTTTTTATGCTTCTTATTTAACTCTCGTGCAATTAACATGTAAGACTTGCCTGCATTACGATATTCAGTTACATCGTCACCAAGCCCAAAGAAATCAATACGATTCTCATATCCCTTTTTACGTTTTAATGCGACTTCTTGCATATATGTGTATCTCCTGAATTATTTTAAAATAATTGTTGACAAAAACAAGACCCTAGTGTATCATATACTTAACAAAAGAAGTAATACACAGGAGGAAATATATTATGGCTAATACAACAGAACCAATCAGAGACATCACCAAGGTAAATGAAATGCGTACAGCTCTCGGTAATGAGAGAGACCGCATGTTATTCACACTTGGTATCAATTCTGGTCTCCGCATCAGCGATTTAGTCGGTCTAACAGTAGAAGATGTAAAGCCTGAGATGGAGTTATACGAACAAAAGACAGGTAAATTTAAACGCTTTACATTATCTAAGTCGGTATATAATATGTTGTGCGAATACGCATCTAAATGTAAACATTGGTTATTCCCAAGCCGTTCTGGTGATGGTCATATTACCACTGTGCAAGCATGGAGAAAAATCAAAGCAGCATCCATCAAGTGTGGACTTGATAACATTGGTACGCACTCCATGAGAAAAACATTTGGGTATCATGCGTATCGCAAGGGTGTTCCAATTGCATATCTCATGCAAGTCTTTAATCATTCCTCAGAAGCCATCACAATGCGTTATATTGGCATTACAACCGAGGAATTAAATACTAAAGTTTATTCTATTATGTCCTTATAGGAGGTTACTTATGATTGCATTAGTTCTATTATGGTGTTTAATTGTTGGCGTCTCACTAGCCATCGCATTAGTTGTTGGGTGGTTTACATCCCCACGCACAGTCGGTATTTTATATATTGTTGCTGCCATTGCGTTTGGTGGGGCAGTATTCGACAATATTCTTAATGGTACAACCCAAGTAGAATACTCATTATTTGCATGGGTTGTTGTATTTACGTTCATTTATTTGGGCTGTAAGTTCATTAAAGAGTTCCCTGAGTATTAATACATAAGCATGTAATCAAAAGGGGCATACAGAGGATATATCTTAATGGTATATACTTATGTATGCCCCTTTTGTGTTTCTTATGTCTCACTAGTTTGGTCTCAAGCCTGTGTCTCAAGGAGGAGTCTTCAATCATAATCTGACTATAGAGCAAACACGGAGTGTTTATTCCTGTCAAGGAATCCTATAGGTTTTATACTTATGTATTCTAAAGAGCATGCTTCTTTAGATTGCTTCGCAATACTCCTACGGAGTGTTACTTAGTCAGTATCTAAAGTTTGGGGCATAATGCTTTAGACAATCTGTTTTAGACTATCAGCCTAAACACCTGATTATAAATCCCTCGATTTAAAACCTCTAGCTTTAAAAACTTTAGTCTTCTACTTATAGTGTCAAACATTGGAATTTTGTAACACTATTTTTTCAATTATCGGAAGTAATAATGATTCTCCGTTAGGTATAAAGACCGATGAACCCATATAACTACTGTGTTTATAGCAATTATGAAATTTTGATGAAGTTTTAAAAATTATCACCAGGTCATAAGAAAATTTACCATTGTCTACCCCATATGAAGACCCTTGTTTATCTTCACATATGAATAACCATTATTGGTTACGTGTGTTCATAGCAGGGGTTTTTGTCATATTTGGGTCAGCTAATGAAATGCCATCATATGGCAACATATGTCATTTCCATAGTATACCGAACATATGTGCGAATCCCTAGTAGACAGTCCATTAGTATGTCGCATCACAGGTATTTTATCACTAGGGCGGTGCAAGCATATTATCTTGACTAAGAATACACAATCACCATCTTAGAATGGTGATTAACTATGTTGTAATGTATTTCACAATACTATTAGGACATACATCTAGTCAGATGTTTTAAACATATCACTATCTTATGATTACATCTATATATCATAAAACGATTGTATTTCCCATAGCATTATACTATGGTTTGTCATATAGAGTTTATAAGTCAATTCATATAAAATCCATAAAATTTTCTACAAAATTTTTAAACGATTGTATTTCCCATAGCATACCTCGATTGGATAATCCATAGTTTATATCATATGATTTTTTATATGTTGTAAATCGTATTCAACGATTGTATTCTCCATAGTATTTGCGATTGCATGATACATATGTACTGTTGTTCTTATGTTGTAAACCACAGTATATACTTATGTTTGTTGGTGTTATGTAGAAACCCATAGTATATGCCATTGTGATAGACTGGTGTATGAACATATGCTTTAGACTAGGGTATGCAGCGAGAGTTTGGTGTGATATAACCGCCCCCAGCAGAACATATGTACCCCTTTTGGATATTCAAAATTTTCGATACACATGGGGGTGTCTTATGGGAACACATGAGCAGTTATACATATGTACGCAACACTAGGGCAAGCCAATGAACGCCAATGAATCAACGTAATAGAATACCCAAAGAATTACATTCGCTCTCACTTATGTTATCAATTAGTGTCGTCCATATGTGGTATCATAAGTATATGTATAAGCAAAAACGATTGTATAACCATTGTTGATTACATATGAATATATTGACATATGTTGATACGTATGTATGCACCTAAGTTATGCGATTGTTGCCCCATAGTAATAGCGATTGGTGGGGTCTTAATGGTGGGACGTAAGCAGTCCGATAGTGAGGTATTTCTTAGGTGTCGTCATCAATAGGACTCGTAAATTCTCTAGTACATAAGACTCAAACCCAAGCCCAATACCCAAGCTAAACCCATGTCTAAACCCATGTACACACATAACCGAACATCTATTGAATATACAAACGCATATACAAAAGAAAATACAATAGAATCCTTATGGTTTTAAAACAATAGATATCTTATGTTTTCTTAATAGTAATCAGCATATGAAAATACGATTGTAAAAACGATTGTTTTCGTTCTATTGTTTTAGGACATAAAAAGACGGTATACATAATTGTATACCGTCAACAGTTTACAACTGTTATATTTAATTGTCAGATAATAATATACCGCCCCACCCCTAGTATTCCCAATCGTCTACTAAATTGTTAAGACCACTAATTAAATCAATCATATTGCTATATAAATATGCTTTTGAACACTCCCATAATTCCTCTATATTGTTGTTAGCGTTTGCCACGTCATGAGCATGATTAGTGGCGTAATCTAAAATTCTTTCTTGCGGTGAATATTCCCATAACTCGCAAGTATAATCATAGTCATAACCCAATGTATAAACCCCATGAACTAATTGAGATTTACTAAACTGATTATACACTTTTTGAATTTGTTGTTTTCTCATGTTTTTTACCTCTTATTTCACTACGATTATAATAAGCCTTGTTTTCTTGCATATCTTAATAATTCCTCTTTAATGCTACAACGGCTAATTTTAAAAATTTCTTTTGAGTATTTATGAGGTGTAATAAGTGGATAGGATACAATTTCATTACCTACGGTATAACTAATTTTATATATATCGTCATTCCCATATTGTTTTATAGTTGGTATAAATACTATACCATTTTTTCTTATTGTAAAGTAATTTTCTGTAATTTGTAGCATAATAGCACCCATAGCAACATAACCATCGTTGCCCCTTTCGTTACACTTATTATACTACGACCGTTATAAACTTGTATAATAACTATTGTTTATGGCTAGTCATAGACTAAGGTTATACCAACGCAAAACCTGCCGTATATACATCTATTGATAACAATTCTCAAAAACATATGTCTTTATGGCGGTGTCCACAGTATAAACACAAATTTATTCATATGTACACCGTGGATATATCCGCTATAGATTCATTAAAATTCATATGCTTTAAACATGCGTATTTTCGCTTGTATGCGTTTTTAGATGTTTCGCATATAATCATAAGCGGATTAAATTA